GGCTGTTGATTTAACCCAGCCAGCCCCATAGCGGTCTGACCTACGTTTCTACCAACATCCATTGCTGTTTGACCAACACCGCTTAAAGCGTTTCTGATATCTTCTAATGCCATGATGACCTCTAGGTTATATTTGACATATTAGGATTTGTATACATCGGCACACCATAATTCTGCGGATTGTAATAATTATTTTGATTACCAAAAAATCCACCAAATCCTCCGGTCTGTGGACCAGTATAAGTCCCGGAACCTAACATTGGCTGTTGTTGCTGACCCATGTTTTTAGCTGTTCCATAAGCACTAAGTGCGTTAGATACCACTGCACCATAGTTAGGAACATTTATAGGAACAGGTGCCAATCCAGCCAAAGCCCCTCCGATGTTTTGAGCAGAGCCCTGCATTGAAGTTCCAAAGCCTTGCTGTGCCCTAGCCTCATTTAATGCAGCTTGATTGACTTGGTTGACTATATTACTTGTCTGACCGCCTATCATATTAGCTACGTCCTGACCCTGACCTGCGTAGATATTTCCTAGATCCGTAGCAGCCGATCCGTATTGATTGGCTAACTGCTCACCAACCCTAGTCCTTCCTAGTGCTAGGTTTTGTCCTAAGTTTGATATGGCTTGTGCAGCAGGTAGTCCTGTCTGCATATTGTAAGAGCCTTGCTGTTGTGCGGCAGTAAGTCCACGCCCGGTCAACGCATTGAGATTAGCTATTTGATTCTGTAAGTCCCCGGAAGCTAGGCCAGTGTTAAATCTAGCAAGCTCTTTCATTACATTACCACCACCAGCACCACCTCTTGCAGCCGCTGTTCGTAGTGCAGCTTGCTCTCCCTGCTCCCTAAGAAACTGCATCTGTGGGCTTGCTTGATAAGCCGCATCAAACGCTTCTTGACCTAGAGCCCCAGACAATGCCTGTTGTTGTTGTAGTGCGTTAAGACCAGCCTGAGCATAAGGATTAACATCTTGCCTCGATGCTACGTTTAGCTGATTAAGCATACCAATGGCACCCTGAGCACCAGCCTTTCTTGCCATCTCTGAACCACGTAACCCAGTAGGTATCTCCGCTCCGGTACTGTAATTAGTCGTTGCAAATGCAGGTAACTGACCCTGAAATCCACCCATAGGTTGAGCAGCAACAGGTTGAGCAGCGGCAGTAGCGACAGTAGCAGCAGGAAGCGCGGCAGGTTGAGCGACAGGTTGGGTGACAGCTTGAACTGGTGCTTGTTGTACAGTGCCACCTAGCGCAGTAGTCATATCAGGTAAGGCTTGACCAGCATAAGGATCGGCTATAGTGACTTGTTGATCAATTCCTTGTCTCTGAAGTTCGACCTGATCTCTACGACCCATCTCATCTTTAACTTGTTGCTCTGTGACACCAAACTGTTTAGCAACATCAGCTTCACTCATAGCCCCAGAACTTATTGCGTTAGCAACAGAATCAACTTCTTGAATTGTATAGCTACCGTCAGCAGGAATATTCTCTACAGGGATATCAGTAATTGGCATACCTGCCTGAGCCTCAGCTATTTGAGCCTGAGTATAATCAAAGTCTGCCGCTAGATTCTGCTCTACTACAGAAGGAGCGACATCAAAGTGAGCAGCAATGTCTCCAGTGCTTGCTACACCTAAATTAATCAGCTTCTCAACCTTCCTGACTTCTTGTTCTGTATATTCACTCTTAGGCTCTATACCTGCAAGATTACTAATAACAATAGACTTAGGAACATTAAAATATTGAGCAACTTCTCCAACATTTACCGTTCCAGAGTTGAGTAAATCCGTAACAGTTTGGACCTCTTCAGGAGTGTACTTTGAAGGATCTGTTTTGAATGGGATACTTTGTAAGTCTTGTAAGGCCATTATGCTTGCTCCCCACCCATTGCGTTAAAAATGTTTTGAACTTGTGCTGGACTAAAACCAGCAGCGGCAGTAGCCTGTCCTGTTGTAGTAGTCTGTCTGGCAGCAGCTTGCTGTATGTTCATTGGGCGATTCTCAGCCCTACCGTACTGATCAAAATGCCTAAGAGCAAATCCTTGTTTAGTTGCTAAAGTAGGGTCTCCTCCAATAGCTAAAGTGTCTTTATTAGCTTCGTAATCAGCTAAAACATCCGGGTTAGCTGCGAGGTAAGCGTCTGGATTAATAGGCGTAAGTCCTAGCTCTGCACCCTTAGTGTACTGAGGCACCTGCATCTGCTGAAACTGTAGGCTTTGTGGATCAGTAAGCCCAGATAGCTCTGAGTAGTTCACAGGGACGCTCTGAGGCTGTAAAGCACCATAGTTAATAGGATCGCCTAACAATGCGTTTCTTTGCCCCATAAGCCCTGCTAGAGCCGCCTGTTGAGCCATGTAATCACCACGCCTCATAGCTTCCATTTGAGGAGCGAATGTTTCACCTTGCAGTCCTAGCGTCTGATCTAGTGCTTGCTGTCTTATATCCTGTGCTTGTTGATAGCTTGGAGTAATAGCCTCAATGCCAGCAAGCCCAAAGTCACGGATAAGATTCTCTGTCACTTTGCGCTGCTTTTCTTGCTGAGCAGTCATTTTCTTTTGGCTTTTTATGCCATATAAATCAGAACCTATTTGCGCTCCGGCCATCATTAACTCGAAAGACATACCTTTCTCCTAAACCGCTATCCAGCCCTGTGAGCGATCTCCACCGATCTCAGGCTGCATTTTTCTGTATTGTATGGACCCGGCTCCACCACTGGAGTCTAGGTATAAACTAAATTGTCTGGCTTCTACTACTCCTTCCGGGCTACCTGTTCCAACTATCGGAATACTTAAAGCAGCTTCTTGCGTAAACTGTCTGAACGGTTGTGCCATTGTACCATCGGCATCGACTATAGGCTGTCCTTGATTTAGCTTATAACTCATGCTGTAGCCTGTATGTTACCAGTTAATTGTATTAATACTGGCTTTACTGGGTCGCTGACCGTAAACCTAAACAACTCAAACCGACTAGCCCTTCCGTTCCGTCTCCAGATAGGTCTGTGTCTGTACTCGCCTATCTTACCAATACTTCTAAACCGAGTATCGGACCATGTTTTTCCGTTAATGCTTCGAGCCATGCCAATCTGAGGATCCGGTGTATTTGCGTCACCTACACCACTTTCAACAGTCATCTCTATGTCTGGGACCACAAACGATTCCATATTGTTCTGGAATGGCTGTGTGACTACGGTCCTCAGTATCTCAGTGCCGTATTCTGTATAGACATCCGGGTCCAAGTTACCTATACGACCATCAATAGAATCACCAGCCCATATCTGATTGTATGCCCTAACCAGCGCATTGACCCTGTAGCCTCCTAGAGAGCCCTCTACGACCGATTTGCGCTCATGCCACCTCTTACTAATGGTATCGTAAACAAACGTGCTACCGGGCAGTGCGAAGCCTACAAAGTATGCTCCCTTCTGGGCGTATGCCCATGAGTAGATTTCCGATATTTGGGTCTGAGTTAAATCACTTAGCTGATTATCAATTGCGGTAGTGGATATCTTTGCAACACTATTACCATTCAATGCCCAGATCGCAGGTGACTCGTTAGCACCAGCACCAATGTAAATAAATGTATCCTCAATAGACTGAATACTAAATGCGGCAGATATTCCCTTGCTTAAAAATAGCCCTGTTCTTTGAAATGGGAAGTCAGCACCGCCAAGGTTCTGAAATGCTTCGATCGTCTGCGAACCACCGATAAATAATTGGTTTTTAAATACGATAGGAGCAACAATCTCATCCGGGTCTGATTCAGCAGTACCAAAGTCTAGCGCGTTATAGGCTAGTCCATTGTTCAATGCAGAGATAATAAACTTCTTTGAATCAGTCGTAAGGCAAAAGAATCCATCAATAAACACTACCTGTTGAGGATTACCGTTAGCTGTAAAGTCAGAATCTGTGATCTGCGTTAGTGTTGTATTGGCGTGAGTGTAGATATATCCACTGCCACCCGGCACCAAAACCAACATCTGAGTGCCATTATCAGCCATTGAGACCCTTCCGGTTCCTGCTATAACACCTCTTTGCGTTAACGTGTAATCTGCTGCCATGCTGTACAAGTGACCGCCTATTACAAAGTAAGGCACACCATTCATCTCGTGAGCCCCACGACAACTATCTAGCAAACTTCCACTGGCAACCTCAGTGAGTCCCGGAGTGCCGAATAAAGTCTCTTGATTGAGCGCAGGAGCCTGAACAATGTTCGGATAGAAATTAGTGCATTCTTGCGCTGAGATAGGCAGACTGTCGCTCTCATAGAATCCGTTCGCTATTGGTAGGATAACATTGGGCATTAATTAGATATTCCTAATATTGCGTCAGTTACAACTATATTATCTGTTCCACTCGCATTACCAACATAGAGCTCGATGTAATCATTTTGAGAAACAGACACGTTAAAGAATGTTGAACAGTTAGCTGTCTGAGCAGCATCTACCTCTCTGACTATCTTACTACCAGCTTCTACTGTGCCATTCTTTGCTATCTGTATGAATAAATCTTGATTATTAGCAGATGCTGGCTTGATAGTCGCTGAGACATGAACAGCAACTACGTTTGTAGCAGTCCCTGTGTACGTCAGCTTGCCTGTTGTATCTCCAGTGAAGGATGACTGTATACCTACAGTAAACGTGCCTCCAGCCTTAACAGGGACGTTCTGAGTGGATATTGTGGTAGCGGTAGAGTTTCCTTGTATATGGACCTGACCGTAAGGCAACGCAGTAATCGCAACAGTAACGTAATTATTGGTAGACGTTAGCTGAATACCTGTACCAGCAACCAAACTAGCAATATCTGGCGTGGTATCAGTGGTATTTAATAGTAATGGAGCCCCAGTGGAATCAGCAACGAAGTTATGTTGCAACTTCAGACCGTTCTCAGAGGAAACGCTAGAAAGCACTCCGGGACCGTTCTCTATGTTCCTTATCTTGTTGACAGACCCATCTATGTCCAAGACAGCGGTACCTGAAGCTGCTCCGGTCTGCACGATAGTTCCGGTAACACCTAAGCCACTTACAAAACTAGAGTAAGCAATTTTATAGTTAGTGCCGTTTACGAAGTAGTCCATGTACGCGCCAGCATCGACCGTGGTCTTAGCTACGAACTGTGACTTTTTCCTACCTTGCGCTCGTTCAACCATCGGTATTTGTCTCCAAACCTATCGCACCTGTAGTTTCTGCCAATATATCTGCTTCAGAGTCTGCATAAAAATGCCCAGAGTAACTGTAAAGCCTATCCTCGTTACCCGACCCGATTGGCAATGTAGAAGGCATTCTAGTGCCTCCCATAGTCTGTCCAATAGTCTGCATAGTAATGTAACCTTCCCTAGCAGCCTTAACCAATCCCTGAGAGATAACACCACTGTAGTCAGGAGCGACCTCAATAGCCATGTTAGCTATTAAACCTCGCAGAGCACCGGCTGGGATAGTTACCTCATCACCTAAGTTAGATACCTCGGTGTAACCAAGCTGAACGCCTTGTGCGTCAAGCTGAGTCATATAATTATTCATTGAGAATATAAAGTCTTGATACTCATCGGGCTCTAGCGGAGCCTCACTAGCCTGTACGAGTATTCTCTGTAGTGATGCCTTTGCAACCTGCGCGACAGTAGCCATTATTCGTATGTAGCTCCCTTCGCTGTCCGAGCACTTTGCTTAAAAGCCTTCTTAGTCGGAGCTCCGGGACTGCCAACCTTCCTCATTTTCTCAGGAGTCTTACCAGCAGCTTTCTGGGCTTTGATTCTTTTTCTCTTTTTGTGGATGTTTGCATATAAGCCATTCATTCAAACTTTGCTCCTTTCATTGACTTGCTACCCTTACACTTCCATCTCTTTCTTGAAAGCCTAAGAGGAGAGTTGGGGTCTTTAGCCGCTTTGGGAAAGTCTTTCATCTGACCCATTGACCTAGCGCAGTAAGCATCACCCTTGCTAGTACCCGGCTTAACGCGAGGGCCACCGCCCTTGGCCTTTCCAGCTTGCCCGTAGGAAACCTTCTTGCCAGAAGCAGTGACTTTTACTTTCGCTTTACCTTTACTCGGTTTTGCCATATTTAAAAAAGGGCTCCCGGAGGAGCCCAACTCACATCAGGGAGTCTTATACACCAAACCCATGTCCAGCCATAAACGGATTGAACGTGGCATACGCAGGTAGTAAGTCGAAACGTACTTTCTGCGTGTTAGTGTCACCATCTGAATACTTACTAACTCGGATGGACATACCATCTTCAGTAGTAGCAACAGTATCAGTTGAGTACAGCTTAGGTAGCTTGACAGTACCAATACCAAACGCTTGCTTCATAAAGAACAAGTTAGGCTGGTAAGTAGCACCTGTAGCACTGAGGACAGTAACAACCGCGCCATTCGCAGGAGCAGCGTCAACTGTGTTGTACTGACCATTAGCCTCATAGATTGCTGGACCAGCTACTACTAGAGTACCTGCACCTGCACCACTTAGAGTTACGTCAGCAGTCACAACGCCTGTCCACGGAACCGCAGCACCATTCTCATCAATCATAGCGACGCGAGAGTTGATGTTTAGACGGTTAACGTCAGCGATCTTAATCATATCGCCAGCCTTAACTACCATGTTTGCTTGTAGACCAGTAACAGCGATGTTTTGCGTCATTGTGTCTTTAGCTGTGACATAAGTAGCGTCAGGAGCAGCACTTAGAGTACCTGCGCGGTCTGCACCAGTACCAGCAGTGAATGTGCTCAAGCTTTGAGAAGTCAACGCTCGAAGTCCACCAAAGTTGGCAGAAATCTGGCTGTTTTCCCACGCTGTCCGAACAAGTCCGTCAGCCGCATTCAAGCCATTCTGTGCGCTTGCAAGCTTAGTCGCTGTAAACGGGTTCATTACATAGAACTTCTCAGCCTCAGCCGGGACACCTATGCTATCGAGTAGCGCACCGGCACCAGCGATATCAGTCCAAGCATCAGCGAATACACCGTGTGTACCATAGCGAAGTGAAGAGTTCTTCAACATATACAAACCAAGATCAGTCTCAAGGTCAGTTACGATTCTTCGCGCCATAGGTGCAAGGATCTGCTCTAACTGATCGAGCTCTAGTGCTTCTTGGATGTTGGTGAACTCTGTAGCCACTGTGAAGTAAGGCTGTACTGTACCTGTTGCCTTACCTGCAATGATATCTGACTTAGCCTGACCAGTTAGGTCACCGCCAGCAGTTCGGATTGAGTTGTAGTCGTGAGGACGCTTAAAGTCTACGTTGGAGCCTGTAGATGGGTTGAATCGACCACTAAGAAGCTGTGTATCGACAGTTTTAGTTAATACTCGTGCGCTTTCAAACGCATTTAGAAAGACCCTCGCTAGGGGTCTGGTAATGTTACTGGATAGATTATTAGCCATTTCTGGATCACCTCATTCATTCAAAAGTCGCTCCTTTCGGTGCCTTTGCAGAAGGAGCTTTACCTGCTCTCTCTGGGGCGTTCACCGGGTCCGGAGCCGCATTTACTTTAGGTTTAAGTGCAGATGCCTTTGCACGAACGTGTGTTGCTATCCTAACTGCCGCCTGTGTCGGAGGCATCGCCCGAAGACTGTCCAATTCAGCAATATTCTGACTGAGGTACTTGGTAATTGCAGGACCGAGATCATCTTCTAAAATATAGTTGATAACCTCATCTGACATACCAAACTGCGCTACTGAGTTACCAGCGACTTGCAGTTCCTCTGTCGAGATACCTAATTGAACGGCTCTCTGGGAGTAGGTAGCTACCTTATCGTCAAGAAGCTCCCGCTCTTTTTGTATCTGCTCTTGATAAACTCTCTGGCGTTCTTGTTCATGGAACCGCTGTTGAGCATCATATGCAGCCTGTCTAGCTATGGCCTCATCCCTTAATCGTGCCTGCTGTTGGAACTCCGCTTCGCTTAACGCAAAAGGATCAGGCTCTTTCGGGACCGCTGGCCGCTGTTCTTTGGGAATCTGCTGCTCAAGCTCCTGAACTCGACGCTTTAACTGATCAGCCTCTTTTTCAGCATTACGCTGTTTGTAGACCTTTTCAGCTATAGCCTTGTCGAAAGCTTGTTGCTGCACCTCGTCAAAGACAGGTTTGGTTTGTTTCTCCTGAACCTCTTCAGTATCCGGTGATGATTCGGAGTCAGTCTCCTGACCTTCAGTTTCTACCTCTTCAAGCTCAATATCTTGAGCCTCATCAAGCGTATCGTCTGGTTCCATCGTTTTACCTATGTAAATGCCCTTAATAAACGGTAAGGTTCCGTACCTCCAGAAAAGCGTGGAGTTCGCTATGGTGTAAATATATCACAATTTTACAAAAAGCAATACTTTTGGTACAATCAACAAATGCAAAGTTACGAATATTGGATAGATTTAATTCAAAACGACTTAGATTCTTGGGATGCAGGAACTTTAAAAACTCACCTTGAAATTGAAGGCGTTTCAGAATGCTTGCAAAAAAGAATACTTACGGCAAGATTATCCCTCTGCGAATCAAGTCATCAATCTCATCCCTAGTAAAAACTCCGTGTCCTCCAGCTTTTAATGCTCCTTGTATAGATGAGCCAGCTTTGCCATTTTGTAAATCATAACCTCTTAGAGCAGATTGCGCTTTGCCTATTGCTTTCTTATCTCCAATTGCTTGCTCTCTTGCCAATCTATCTTGAGCTAACACTCTGCGTCTAGACATCTCTTCTAAAAAAGGCACCTCACCTGATAAAGCTGTTCCCATATTTGGGTTAACTTCTATGATATTAAAAGGTTTGGCGGCAACGCCTAACGTGCGACCACCCAAAGCCGCAGCATAAGACGGATGAGAACTAATTCCCTGCACTCTGGATTTTTCCATATAGGTTTTAGGGTCTAGCTCATAGAATGCGTTTACAGAACCCCAAGCCTGATCAAATTGATCGGGATCAGTAACTATTGCGCGAACTTGAGACAAATCTAAAGCCCCAGAGTATCGATAATCATCAAGAGTATTTAGCACTATCTTGCGTTTTCCACCAAGACTTGCAAGATACTCTTCAGATGCGTTGTCAATTCCTACCCAATCTTTTATTCCTGCTGTGTATTTTCCATCCTTTTTCTTTTTGCCTTCTCTAATTTGTTTGTCTACAAATTTTTTGTCAGAGTTGCTTAAAACTTGTTTTGCATACGGAACTGCCACATCTACAGACATTGTTGCAAAGTCTGGGCTAGAGCCAACCATTCCATGTGGGACAAAGACAACGCCTTCTCTGTCGCTATATTTTTGAGCTAAATTAGCCCTATTTAATTGACCTGCTATAGCACCCTCAGCAGAAGCAAACGCTTGTTTTTTTTCAATCTGCTCTGGCTGATAACCCCAATATGCCCCACCTCGCATTTTGGCATTAATAGGGATTCCATTAACTTCTTCTACTATTTCTAATCCACTACGACTTGTGTCAGTAATCCCGGTCATGTAGGCGCGATCTATTAAATCTTCGGCTCTTGCTATTGGAACCTGTGTTAATTCTGGCTTAGAGTATTTAACTTTCATTGAATTAACGCCAGCAAAATCATTTGGACGTTTTAAAAGTTGTGTCTCTTTGTTTGTTACAGGTATGTCACCTCCGATATTCCGCAGTGCACTACCGCCAGACATTACACCTCCGGTCTTGTTTCTAGCCTTTATAGGAGAAGGAACAGGAAAAGGAATAGCCTTGCCTGTTTGAGTATGACCAAAAAATACAGGGTCTTGAGGCTCTAGTGTAGTGGGCCATTTATCGTTTAACTTATCGAATCGGGAATCTTGTTGTCCCCATCGAATACGATCTGATTTTAAGATAACAGGCATTTCATTTATGCCCATTTTCTTTAAAGCCAATGCCCTGTGACGGCCTTCGTGTCCAGTAACTTTAGCTACTCCATCTTTATCCGTCATATACAAAAAAGGAGCATCTAACTTTTTGCCTTTAGCTATTGCATCTTCTATAAAACCTAGTCTTTTTGGATCAGGTTTTTGCATTAAATCTGGCGATAAGTTTAAAAACTCATCTGGAGTTAATGTTATTAAGGTGTTTCTGCTCTTAAAAGTATCAGCATTGGTCACTTCAGGGTTTAATTCAAATAAATCTTTACTAGCAAAATTCCGTAAGGCTGATTCACCTTTCTTTAAACCTTTAGCAAGAACATCACCAGCAATCGGGATAGTTCCTAGAGCAACAGCAGCACCATCGATACCCATGCCTAGCCTATCCCCGGAGCTTATGGACTGACGCAGATCTCCTACACCTACCGCATCACCGACTCCGGGTATGAAGTCCAGCGAGAACTCTGTAGCGTCTGATAGGTTTTCTAGCCCCTGCTTGTATCCACCACTAAAGCCAAAGTCATCAATAAATTCTCTCATTTTAGAACCAACCGATGCCCGGAAGTTAGGATTGAAAGGATTTACAGTGCTTTCAAACGGCTTCATGTCTTGACCAACGTAGGTTGATCGTTTTTGAAGTTCGCTTCTTGCTAATTCTTGTGGTGTTGCCATCTTATTTCCTGAAGAAGTAGTTAGGCTCAGGCAAATCCGCAGGATTGAGCACTAAGTCATATCTTGGTCTTGGAGGTAGTCCTTGTAATAGTCTGGATTGGAGCCCTTCGTTGTTTACGTTTAGCAGGTTATCAATAATCTGGTTTTTAGCCTCTTCTCGCGTCAGGCCTTGACTAGCCATCCGCAAACCAAACTTATTGTTAAAATAATCTTGATGCTGACCTGCTAATTGAAAATCATCTCCTGCCTGACGCGCTAAATGAGCTTGATAAAACTCTTTAATTTGACCACCCATACCGGCTAAAGGGTTTTGACCTGCATCATATGAAAACAAAGCGTGATTGACCGCATTAAAAACTTCATCGTTTGCTCGTAATCCAGTATTCGCATCTAAAATCTCAGCAATACGATTTCCCTTGTCATTAGTCTTGTAGACAACCTCTATCTGCTGATTATTTCCCATAAGAGGAGATATTATATTAGTTAAATCTGCCGCCTCTCGCATAATAGATTCTTGCCTTGCGTCATCAAATCCTAACAACGCTCCACCCTTTGTAATCAAGTCTCCAAGAGCACTACCCACCGTTTGCAATCCTCATAAGATCAATATCGGACATCATAGCCATTTCGTTCTTTAGCCTTTCCTCTTCCATCATCTCGTTGATCTTACGCTGGTTGTCTATCTCATCACCAAACGCCTTAGTATTAGTGTGATCTATCGTGGCACCAGCCTTCTCAGCCTCTACCTGCGTCTTAATCCTGCTGGTTTGAGCGTTAAAGACATCGACCTGATTCTTGGCCTGATCAGCGACCACATCGTTCTGTTCTCGTTGTGCGTCTAGCTGTATACGCATAGTGTCATTCTGGACCTTCTGCTGTTCTACTTGGACCTTCATCAAGTCAGCTTGAGCCTTCATCTGTTCAGCTTGCGCTAGGACCATGTTTGGATCTGGTGCCTGTTGCCCTTGTTGCATCTGCGCTTGCATCTGCTGGAGCTCTTCATCGGTCATCTGACTCTGCGGTATCAAACCCTGAGCTATCATCTGTACGCGCTTACGTTCTGCAATCTGTGAGGCGGCAGGTGTACTGATATTCTGTAACAACAGGTCTCCAGCGATCTGCATTAGGCTTGGATCTACCTGAGCCAGCGCAGTAATCGACTCCAAAGTCTCTTGCTGTCTGTTTCGGAAGCTAGGTCCAGCACGACACACAACGTCATAAGTACCCACGTTTAGATCGTTTAGCGTAATAACATCCCCGGTCTCCTGATCTATAATCTTTTGATGCAGGTCAACCATGTCATAAGACTCATCCTCGCGCAGTATCCGGACCGTTCTCTGGGTATCGTATACCATTGGTATAGCGTCTTTTAAGATCCGTCCTGTGGCGGCTATGGCAATCTCTAGGCTCTTTGTGTACTTAAACGTAGAGTTACTACCCCGGTCTTGGAGCTCCTTAATCGCTATGCCTGACTGTGCGTTAGGGTTGTCTCCCATGCTTGCGGCAAACATACCAGCGGTCTGACCGATCATGGCCCTCATCGCTTCGGATATTGTTCTTAGACCCGGATTGATCTGTGCTCCACCTTGCTGCTGCGGAGGTGCAGGTGACTCTGGGTCAATGTTATAGAACTGTACCGGGTCCGAGTTAGTGTTTAAGGTTTGTAATTGTTTCTCGTGACCTGCTGCTTGAGTAGTGGTCATCCAATACTTAGCGCGTGGTGCCAGAGCCCCTTCCTCAATCTCACGGCTGACTGAGTAATTCATCACTCTCTGAGGGTCTAGTAGCTTCTCAACTACGCCCCAGTAAATTGTCTTGTTCTCAATGATCTTGTAGTTAGCGTAGGCTGGGACTATGGGAATGCGGCAGAATACAGTCTCTTTCTTTTCCTCAAGAAAGTCCTTAGCATCAAAGTAGCGACTACACACATAATGCTTCTTGCGCGTCCTACGTCTAACCTCAGTAACACCAATCTGCGCTAAATCATCCATTACCTTATCGTAGTCATCGTCAACCTCATGCGTCTGACCATTGGACATCAAGACTAATTCTCTTTCCTGAGACTCCACATAGAGGAACTCACCAACAACAACGACCTCAGCCTTATCGTAATAAGCCTCGCCATCACGGTCATCTGATACGCTTTCTTTACTACCGTTAGGCCATCGTGCCTCATACTCATCTACAGCCATTGGGTGCAAGCAAAAGGCATATCGACTGTCTGACTTGTCTTGGAGCTCTGCTGAGGGATCAAACCATACCCGGTCTACAAAGTTACCAATCTTTTCGATAGCAAGGTCTTGGTCGAATGAGTTGTCATCTGTGAACTTCTGTACAACGCGCCAGCCATCCATACCACCGACTATCATACCTCTAGCCGCTTGAGAGTAGACCGTACTAGCATTGCTCATAGCCTCGATGTTACGAATAATCCCATCATAGGTATTGGCTATGTCTTTTGTGGCATCGCCGCCAGCAGGACTTATACGCACGTCAAAGTCAGATTGCTCTATCTCGGAGGAAACCTGATCCACTATCGGATTTACCATGTCGAAAGTATATCTTGGCTTTTGAGACTCCTTATTCTGTGTGATCCAGTAGGGCTCCCACATTCCATCTCGTTTGTTAATAAAGAGCATAGCCTCCCGGAGCATATCCCGGTTATCACAATCTGCACCCTGACAGTCTGACAGTAGGTTAATCACTGACTCATGGTTACTGTAATCAGCCTTATAACTTAGGTCGCTTTCCGCACTACCCCGATCCTCTACGCCATCTTCGTATTTAGCCATTATTGAGCCCATCCAGCAAAGTCAATGTGTATTGCTTGCTTTTTAAGTGTTTTAGGACGGTACATAGCCATCATTAAAGCATCGCCCATATTCGGAGAAGGTATCTGATACGGTTTCTTTGCCATCTCTACCTTCGACAGTATTTGTATTTTACCAGAATTATTTCGTTTTAGTGGGATTCTGCACACCTCAGATCGTAATTGTTCAAGGTTGTCAATACCAGATGATAAACTAATCAACAGGTCCGGGTCTATATATTGGTTTTTTTCTACAGCGCGGTATGTTGCCTCAAACCTATCCCGAAGCCTCCACCAGTATTGTGCTCTTTTGTTTAGGAATGTCTCCCGGTTAATCTTTGATCGTTCTTTGCCTCCCTCGGTGTACGGGAGCTCTGGATCTTCTACGCCCTCGGACCCTTTGAACATAAAGTAATCGACCTTCTTTTCTGCTAATGCGCTATCGACCTGCCGTTTCAAAGACACACCCAGACCGTCTGAGTCCCACACAAACCAATCAGCTTGGTGTTGCAGGGCCTTGTCTATAGCCCAATCCATGCCCTCGTTGCTGTCTCCTGTGACCTTCTCGCATACATCTATCACAACATTGCCATGCCTTACGGCTAGACCTTTTGAGTCTCCTCCCTCATCACTGGGATCATGTGCGGCTATTACAACGCCCTCAGCCTTGAAGCCTAGCTTAACGTGCGCGTCTATTGCTGCGTCAAACCACTCCGGCTCAATGATGGCATCCATAACGCTATCGAGATGATGCCCCATCCAGATATGGTCATACATAGCCCTACT